TGGTAACACTTGGAAGGCTCGTGAGTTCTACCTTCGCACCCAAGGTGGTTGGACGCCTAAGGAGACTGTAGAGACCCGTGAGGTTGGTAGTGAAGACGAAGAAGAAGAAGCTGCTATCAATGCCCTCATGAAGGCTCTTGGTAAAAGCGATGATGCTTAACGCACAAGCCCTACGAGAGCTTCCTGACGTTCAAGTTCAACAAGCCCTAAGCCAACTAAGCCCAACCCAACTAGAACACTTACAACACGATTGGAATTTTTGGGCAAGGCCAAACCAACTTGCACCAGAGGGAGATTGGAACACGTGGTTTATTCAAGCCGGAAGGGGCTTCGGTAAGACTAGGGCTGGTGTTGAGTGGGTTAGAGAACAGGTTAAGCAAGGTCATAAACGTATTGCTGCTGTAGCCGCTACCAACTCTGACATTGAACGTGTTATGGTTAAGGGTGAATCAGGTTTCCTTAATGTTTGCTGGAAGGGGGATAAGACCCACAAAGGCAAGGAAATGGGTTATCCTGAGTGGTCTCCCACTAAGCGTAGTCTCACATGGGCCAATGGTGCTAAAGTGGAGTTCTATTCAGCCGAAGAGCCTGAACGTCTACGTGGTCCCCAATTTTCAGCAGCTTGGTGTGATGAGCTTGCAGCTTGGAATAAGGACATTGACACTTGGGACATGCTTCAGTTTACCCTACGTCTAGGTAAGCACCCTAAAGTATGTGTTACTACTACCCCAAAGCCCACTAAACTTGTCCGTAAGCTAGTCAAGGACCAGACTACCCACATTACGACTGGTTCTACCTTTGACAATGCTGCTAACCTTGCTGATACCTACCTAAAGGCTGTCAAGGACCAATACGAAGGGACTAGGCTAGGTAGACAAGAACTTTACGCTGAGGTCATGGAAGAGGCTGAAGGTGCTCTGTGGACTACAGAGATGCTGGATAAAGCCCAGATTGACCGTAAAGATATTCCCCAACTTAATAGAATTGTAGTCTCATTGGACCCTGCGACTACGGCTAACAAAGAATCAGACATGACTGGTATTATTGTAGCTGGTGTTGATGTCAACGGTAAGGGCTACGTCTTAGGTGATTACACAGACCGTCTAAGCCCCCAAGGTTGGGCTTCTAAGGCCATAGAACTCTATCACCACTACCAAGCAGATAGGATTGTGGCCGAGCGTAACCAAGGTGGAGACATGGTGCGTAGGACTATTGAGGTAGAAGATGAAACTGTTCCTATTAAATTGGTCCATGCATCCAGAGGTAAGTTCGCTAGGGCTGAACCTATTTCTGCATTATACGAACGTGGTCTTGTCTATCACGTAAGAAACCCTGAAGATGGCTACAACCTCAACGAACTTGAGACTCAACAGAGAACGTGGGAACCACTTGGTAGTATAGGTTCTCCTGACCGCCTAGATGCTCTCGTATGGGCCTTAACAGACCTCATGCTTGGTAGCTACCAAAAACCCCAACTCCAACTCGTTTATAGTAACGCCAAAGGACTTAGATAAATGGCTAAGATGCTGTCCGAATCAGAATCAAAGCAAATCCTAGGCGTAGCTGGGGACAATACACGTAACGGACAGATTCGGGCTGACGAGTTTCTTCCTGAGCTTCGTGGTAAACGTGCTATTAAGAAATACAGGGAGATGCGGGAGAACGATAGTACCATTGGTGCTGTTATGTATTCGGTAGAGCAAATCCTTCGTGATGTAGATATGAAGGTTAAACCTGCTGATGATTCGGAAGCTGCTAAGCGTGAAGCTGAGTTTGTAGAGAGTGTCTTGGGTGATATGGAACACACCTTGGATGACCACATCTCTGAATCACTATCCTTCTTGAGTTATGGCTTTAGTTGGTTCGAGATTGTGTATAAGCGTCGTCAAGGCATGGACACACAGAACCCAAAGAAGCGGTCTAAGTTCAGTGATGGCCGTATTGGTGTTCGTAAGATTGCTTCTCGTGCCCCTTGGACTGTTTCTCGTTTTGATGTAGATCAGAAGTCTGGTGAAATCCTCGGTATGTACCAAGAGGGTTCTTATGGTAACCAGAAACATTATATCCCTAGCCGTAAGAGCTTATATTATCGGACTACTAGTATCAACAATGACCCTTCTGGTAGACCAATTATCCGTAATGCTTATACCTCATATGAGTATCTGAACAATCTTCAGGCTATTGAAGCTATCGCTGTTGAACGTGAACTTGCTGGTATCCCTGTAGCAAAAATGCCTGCGGAATACCTCTCAGCGGACGCGACAACCGCCCAGAGAGCTATCGTAAACCAAACGTCTACAATCCTACGTGATCTGAAGTTCAACGAACAGGCTTTTGCTATGTGGCCTTCGGATACCTATAAAGATGCGGACGGAAACCCAACAAATATCCCGCTATTTGAGATTGAACTCTTATCCTCCAACGGGACACGTAATATCGACATTGACCCAATAGTGAGACGCTATCAACACGATATTGCACGTAGCGTATTGAGTGAATTTCTTATGCTGGGTAGTCAAGGTGGTTCTTACGCCCTCAGCAAGAGCAAGACAGACTTGTTCCTACGTGCCCTAGAGAGTTATATCCAGACTATTGTAGATGTTCTTAATAAGCAGCTTGTAGAGCGTCTTTGGGAATTGAATGGTCTGAACTATGACCTTATGCCTACCATTGAAGCTGGTGATGTAGCTCCTCATGACCTTCGTGAAATCGCTGGTTTCTTAAGGAATCTAAACGGCGCTAATATTGATGTTAGTAATCATCCTGAGACTGTCCAAGACCTTATGGATATTGCTGAACTCGACTACAATCCCGACATACCCAACAAAACTGAAGACCCCAGACTCGCGGGTTCAAACACAACTACACAGGAAACTGAATAATGGCTACCTTCTCAAAAGTAAATGACTTCGTGGAGAATGCTGTTCACAACATGGACCTTGAGTCTGACCAGATTGTTGTAGCACTCTCTAATACTGCTCCGGGCAGTGAAACTTCAGACCCCACTGCTGATGGTAATGGTGTCTTGGCTAATGTGACCCAAATCACTTATACCAACCTTTCGTCTCGTAATGTGACAACCTCTTCGTCTGGTCAAACTGCTGGCACTTATAAGCTGGTTCTGGCTGACCTTACGTTGACATCTACAGGTGGTTCAACTGGTCCGTTCCGCTATGTTTATCTCTACAATGATAGTGTAGCTACTCCTGCTGACCCAATCGTTGGTTACTACGACTATGGTTCTAGCTTGACCTTGAATGATGGTGACTCGCTTACGATTGACTTCTCGGCTGCTAACGGCGTCTTGCAAATCGCTTAACTGTGGAGACTATAAAGAATGGTAACTCTCGTCAACCGCGCTAAAATGACTACAGCCACTACTGGCACAGGAGATATTACTCTTGGGTCAGCGGTTGACGGTTATCAGTCTTTCTCTGCTGCTGGTATTACTGATGGTGATACTGTCCGTTATGTGATTGAGGATGGTAGTGATTGGGAAATCGGCACTGGCACCTATACTACTACCGGGACTACTCTTACGCGGACAGTGCTTGAGAGTTCCAATGCTGATGCGGCTATTTCCCTTAGTGGCACTGCTCAGGTATTTGTATCTATTTTTGCGGAAGACTTGGCCCCTATGCTGAAATCAGGCGACGACGTGTCAGAGCTTGTCAATGATGCTGGGTACACAACTAACACGGGTACAGTCACTTCGGTGGGCGGCACTGGTTCGGTCAACGGAATTTCTCTGTCTGGAACGGTAACGAGCAATGGCAACCTGACGCTTGGGGGAACATTTTCTGCCACGGTTTCTGAAATCTCAGACATAACTGCCACAGCCGATGAGTTAAATTTGCTCGACGGGATTACGGCTACGACTGCCGAACTGAACTACAACGACGTCACTACGCTCGGCACATCTCAGGCCAGCAAGGTTGTCACTGCCGATGCGAATGGCAACATCAAACTGCAAGAAGAATTGCAAGTCACAGCCTACATTGAGACTGTCGTCGCCCTATCTGGCACCAGCGTCACGGTGGACTGCGACGAGGCCAACAACTTCACGCTGACCACCAGCGGCAGCACCACGTTCACGTTCGACTACAGCGGCGTCAATCTGACCACCGACGACAGCTACGGCTTCACCCTCAAGGTCACCGCTGGAGGCACTCACACGCTCTCATGGCCCGCCTCAGTGGATTGGCCCGTTGGCACAGCACCTGATGCACCTGCAAGCGGCGAGACTGATGTGTTCGTGTTCTACACAGTCAACGGTGGGACAACGTGGTATGGATTCCAAGCAGGGGATGCATTGGCATGAGCGGTATTGCTAAAAAGATTATGCAGGCTGGGGCTGGTGGTGCAGAGGCGGCAACTGTCGCCTACGTCTCCGCTAACCGTGCCGACAGCATCACAGCTATAGACATCTCCAATCCCTCGGCCTTGAGTCAGTTGGACAGCCTCAGCAATGCAACAAACCTTGAGGGTGCGACCGGTGTTGCTCTCGACCTTACCAATCAAGTCGCCTACGTCGCCTCTGGCAATGCCACCAGCGTCACAGCTATAGACATCTCCAACCCCTCGGCCTTGAGTGAATTGGACAGCATCGAGAGTAACAATTTCGAAAATGTGAGCGATGTTGCTCTCGACCTTACCAATCAAGTCGCCTACGTCACCTCTGCCGTCAGAATCACAGCTATAGACATCTCCAACCCTTCGGCCTTGAGTCAGTTGGACAGCCTAAGCAGTACCAATCTTGATGGTGCGAACGGTGTTGCTCTCGACCTTACCAACCAAGTCGCCTACGTCGCCTCTGACACTGAAAACAGCATCACAGCTATAGACATCTCCAATCCCTCGGCCTTGGGTGAGCTGGACAGCCTCAGCAGTAACAATCTCGAAGGTGCGTACGATGTTGCTCTCGACCTTACCAATCAAGTCGCCTACGTCACCTCTGCCGCCGACAGCAGCATCACAGCTATAGACATCTCCAACCCCTCGGCCTTGAGTGAATTGGACAACCTCAGCAACGCCAATCTCAATGCTGCGCGCGGTGTTGCTCTCGACCTTACCAACCAAGTCGCCTACGTCGCCTCTTCCGATGCCGACAGCATCACAGCTATAGACATCTCCAATCCTTCGGCCTTGAGTGAATTGGACAGCCTTAGCAGTGGCAATCTCAATGGTGCGTACGATGTTGCTCTCGACCTTACCAAACAAGTCGCCTACGTCGCCTCTCTCACTGCCGACAGCATCACAGCTATAGACATCTCCAACCCTTCGGCCTTGAGTCAGTTGGGCAGCCTCAGCAGTACCAATCTCGATGGTGCGATCCGTGTTGCTCTCAATATTGAAGGACCAGCGTCAACCAACGCTTACGAATAACCACGAACAGAAAGGACCAGCACAATGTTCGTTAAGACCACAAACGACCAGATCGACCAATACCCCTACACCATTGGCAATCTGCGTCGTGATAACCCGAACACCAGCTTCCCCAAGCGACCAAGCAACGAAATGTTGAGCGAGTGGGGCGTGGAAGTTGTCGTTCGCGCAGATGACCCTATTTACGACCCTGACACGCAGAAGGTTCAAACGAGCGAACAGCCTGAATTGATAGACGGCCAATGGACTTTGACAAAGACTGTTGTAGCTTTGACAACAGACGAACTTGCGGACGTGCTTGTGCGAAAGAAGCAAGCAATCAAAGCACGCAGGGACCAAGCCCTAAGTTCAGGCACCACAGTTAACGGCGTCACTGTAGCTACAGACGACCTGTCTCAGCAGCGTATCACTGGCGCTGCTTTAGCTGCTACTGTAGACCCCAACACAACGGCTCAGTGGAAGCTAGAGGACGACACCTTTATTACTCTGGATTCTACTCAAATCATCGGCATTGCCCAAGGCGTCCGCGCACATGTTCAGGCTTGCTTTGATCGTGAGTCAGAACTTCTAGATGCACTTTCTGCTGGTATTGATTACGATATTAATGCTGGTTGGCCATGAACCGTATTCTCTACATACTCTATCGTGTAAAGACTGACATAGTAAGCCTGATCTCCCGTTTCCTTAACGCCTTTATATTCGGGGGTTCCACCTCTCAGACCTTATCGGCTCGTAGCTATTTAGAAGGTCACAAGTGTAGTAGATGGAGAAAGATAGGTCGGGTCATAAACTACATATTCTTCTGGCAGGATAACCATATTGAGTGGGCTTGGCAGCAAGAAGTTACCCGCGCTGAATATACACTAAAGCGGCTGAAAGGCCTGTCTAATTAGAGAGAGTAGTCCATGCTTGGCTTTTCACCACTAGCCTCTGTCACACTCGCTGATGATGTAGGTATCCAGACGTTCGACCTTATTGCAGGTCAAGCATCCTTTACGGTTAGTGGTCAAGATTCTCTGTTTGTGTTCCCTATCACGGCTGAGAGTGGTAGTTTCACAGCTACAGCCCAAGACGCTACCTTTAGCCTTAACGTAGTCTCTGATGGTGTTAGCTATAGCCTCAATGGGCAGGACTCTGTAATAGACTTCCCGCTTGTTGCTGATGATGGTAGCTTTAGCCTTACTACACAAGACGCTACCTTTGCGGTTAATGTACCCTCTGATGGTGTTAGCTATAGCCTCGCTGGTCAAGATAGTAGCTTTACAGTTAATGTCCCTGTTGACAACGGCTCTTTCACATCCACTGTCCAAGATGTATTAGTTGCCCGTAGTGTAGTCTCTGAAGTTGGCAGCTTTAGCCTTACTTTTACTGATACTAACGTAGGCACAAGCCTTATCACTGGTACGGGCAGCTTTACCTCTACTGGGCAGGATGTCAGCTTTACTGTTGGCCTTAACGCTGAGGTTGGTAGCTACAGTGCAACACCTCAAGAGACTACATTTACCAAGACGCTCTTCTTAGATGCTTCCAATGGTACTTACATCACTACGCCCCAGACCATTACGGATACTACATCTAAGGTCTCTGATAGTGGTAGCTTCACCCTAAGCGGTCAAGACATTGGTATCAAGTATCCTATTTCTGCTGGGGCTGGTAGCTACACAGTAAGTGGTCAGACAACAGCCTTTGGTGTTACTCTCCTTGGTGGAACAGCCTCCTACGAACTAACACAACAAGCGGTTAACAAGAACACTGCTATTGGCTCTAACGTAGGTTCCTTCACCCTCACTGGCCAAGAAGCTAACCTTACTAACCTCCTTCTGCCTCAGGTTGGTAACTTTAGTCTTACTGGTCAGGACATCAACCTTACAGTAAATGACAACTTTGTAGCAGAAGTTGGAGTCTTTAGCCTTCTTACTGAAGATGTTGCCCTTGACGTAAACTACTACCTACTTGGCGATACTGGTAGCTTCACTCTCACGGGTCAAGATGCTAATCCGTTCTTGGGTAATGCGATCTCACCACAGGTCGGTATCTTCACGATTACCACTGAAGATGCAAGACTTGAGCCTCAGCTTACGCTTCCTGTTAATAATGGTAGCTTTGGTCTTACTGGTCAGGACGTTAATTTTGACCTCTCAGCCTTCCTTACTGCTGATGCTGGTAGCTTCACCCTTACGTATCCTGACACTGATGTAGATACTGTACTTGGTGTTGAGGTTGGTGACTTTACGGTTACTACACAAGACGCTGGCTTTATCCTCGACCTGAACCTTGTCACTGATGTTGGTAGCTTTACCCTCACAGGCAGTATCCTTGGTATTGGGAGAGACCTTGAGGCTGACAATGGTGACTTCACGATAGTCTTTAATGATGCTGTATTCACCAACCCTGCCACCCGTAGAACTGTTTCCATCACATCACGGTCTACAAACAAGGCTACACTTCAAGCGTCTGCTAATAACGTCAAGATAAATCCGTATAATAAGGTTGCATAATGGCTTTCTTCATTAAACAGAATGATACATCCCCCGCTCTGTCAGCAACCTTGACCGACTATAGTGGTGACCCCATTAACCTCACTAGCGCCTCTGTCCAGTTTCATATGGAGGACCAAGCCGGGACAATCAAGATCGACAGTCCTTGCGCAATCACCAATGCTGTTAATGGTATCGTTCAATATAACTGGGTCACTGGAGATACGGATACTGTTGGAACCTACAAGGTAGAGTTTGAGGTCACTTACTTTGATGGGGCCATCGAGACATTCCCAAACAAAGGCTACGAAACTGTGGTTGTAGTCGGAGAGCTTAACTAATGCCCCATAACTCTGCCTCCGAAGTTCCTAGCAATGTTCCTGAGAACAAGCGCAATCAGTTCAAGGAAGTTTTCAACTCAGTCTACAGCGATACTCAAGGCGAAGGAAAAGCAATGGCCGCTGCCTACAGTGCAATTAAAAAAGCAAAGAGCGTAAGCACCGGGGACCGTGTGTCTTGGAACTCTAGTGGTGGCACAGCCCGTGGTATCGTTCGTCAGGTCATACGTGATGGCAACGTCCCTAACATTCCTGTCAAGATTACTGGCACTGAGGAAGAACCTGCTGCACGTATTGAGATTGTAGACGACGAAGGTAAGCCCACTGGCGAGATGGTAGGCCATAAGCTGTCTACACTCCGTAAATCGGATGAGGTAGGGAAAGCTGAGTATCAGGGTGAAGAAGTCACTCTTAATAAGCCTTTCCGTCTACCTAGCGGTTCTAGCAAGAAGTTCGGTGTCTACGTTAAAGATGGCGACAAGACCAAGAAAGTTACCTTTGGTAGCCCTGACATGGAGATTAGACGTGATGACCCTGATGCACGTAGCAACTTTCGCGCTCGTCACAACTGCGACACTGCAACGGACAAAACCTCTGCCCGGTACTGGTCCTGCCGGATGTGGGAAGAAGACATCAGTGTGAGTGAGATGACTAAGACAGAAGCAGATATTACCGGCCAAATTCTAAAGGTCGATGAAGAACAAAGAATCATTTATGGCTGGGCCTCCGTTATCACAGAAAAGGGTGAAGTGGTAGTTGACCGCCAAGGTGATGTGATTGGGGCTGAGACACTTGTCAAGGCTGTCAATGAGTTTATGGAGCATGTGCGTATTGGTAAGACCATGCACGAGGGTGAGGCGACCGGGCAAGTCATCCACTCTCTGCCAGTTACCAAGGAAATCTGCGATGCTCTCGGAATCCAGTGCGACCGTGAAGGATGGGTTGTAGCCTACAAGGTTTACGATGATGCTGTCTGGGATCGTGTCAAGTCTGGTGAACTACGGGCCTTCAGCATTGGGGGTCGCGCAACCAAGGAGGACTACGTTGCCTAATCTCCTTAAACAACTTCACTTAGAGGAGCTGTCGCTGGTAGATCGCCCTGCGAATCCTTTGGCAATGGCCCCTCTTTACAAACGTGATACTTCCAATGGAGAAGATATGACCGATACTATTGATAAGATGTCTGATGACATGAAAGCAAAGTTGAAGCCTTACCTCGACAAAGGTATGTCTGAGGACGAAGCTATGAAAGCATACAACATGGACATGAAGAAATCCCAAGAAGAAGACCTTGAGGCCCAAGTAGAGACCCTTAAGGCGGAGAATGAAAAACTTCGTAAAGGTCTTCTGGATGAGGGCTACGTTATCAAAGCAGATGCTATCGAGAAGAAAGCACCTGAAGAGTTCATCGAATATGGTGGTGAACAGATTAACAAAGCAGACGTTCCTGCCCCTATCCTGAAAGCACTGGAAGAAGCAGAGATTGA